GTTGTTCCAGACACCGGCGGCTGTTGTGTTATCTACGAGGTACACATACTTAGAGATACCGACGGGAACAGTAAATGACGCACCACTGGTGTAGTCTGTAACTAAGAAAGAAAAAGCGCCTAAGTTGCGGAATAGGATGTCTGAGCCCAGTGTTCCCTGATTGCCTTGTGGCAACGCAATGGATAGGCCAGATGTTGATGCTGTACAGTCAATAATACGAGCAGCAACAACCTCGGCACCATTGACAGTTGATGGCCAGTTTAGTGTCTGGTTTGTGCTAAAAGGCAGCGCGAGGTATGAGACATCAGTTGGTGTTACAACTGTCCCTGTGAACGGCGAGACGTATACTGGAGTGGTCATATATTAAGGCTCTTGAATGGTTGTGTTGCGGTCTATGCGACGTGAATTGTCTTCTTTTTTCAGTGCGCCAACGGCGTCTGTGTAGAATTGTTTCCACACGGGCAGCTTGTCAATAGCCTTTAAGTAACCCTGTGCTTGCAACAAGGCCCCGTATAACATCGCCTGTGGTGCGATAGCTGTCCATAGGTTTTGTTGATTAGAAGAATCTAATGGTTGAACCTCTGCATAGTAAATAATTTCTACAGGATAGCTTGTATCTGGCTGTGGGGCAAAGTTCCAGTTGCTGTAGTCATAGTCCGCGTAGTATACTGGCTTGCCTGCCGATGACTCAGATAAGTACTGGGCCACATAGTCCTGGCTGCGTAGTAAGACTGGCTGCCCGTTGACCTTCATAGAGACAGTTTTTCTCCAGCGTGCTGGCTTGTTCAGAACAGTTTGGTTCTGTGCAAGATTGGTCTCTACCACAATCAATTGTAGGTAGGTCTTAAGCTCTGCAGCAATTGATGACTCTGCCAGCGCAATCAGATTGGGTATCTGCGCAATGAAGTCAGGGTCATTTCTTTCCATGTACTGCTGGATATTCAGCACAAGGCTGTCGTACGACATTATCACTGACATTTATAGCCACCTACATTCTTTAATATACTCATATTTTTTACTAGGCTTTCCTTTTCCATAACACCAATGTTTAATTGTTGGTTCTGGGATATTAAGCGCAATAGACGCTGCTTTAGTATGTTCGTAAACAATGCCGTTGACTTGAACTTGTTTAATTTGACCTTTGGCAATACGAGTCAATTTTCTTGTTGCTTGACGTTTGGCGATATGGTTTTCGCTGTGGGGTTTGGAAACTTGCAATAAAAATTGCTGTTTGTGTTGTTCAGATTGCCATCCTAATTTTCCAGTGTTCCAAGGTTTTATCCCAATCATCCAAGGTGTTGACTTTGAAATGCCTTTCAATGGACTAATATAGTTATCACCGCGAGGTTGTGATGTTGGTGGTTTTGCTCCACCCTCAGCAATATTCCAACCAATTTGTCTAGTCGGCCTAATTTTAGATTCTAAATCGTAACAATATTTATCTTCACCTATTAAAATAATTTGTTTTATTAGGTTATCCCAACCGTATTTTTTAATAGCCGAATTAAGATGCTGGTTTTCAGAATATTTACTATGTCGCTTAAAACGAGCTTCGGTATTTTTAGATACACCAACATATCCTTGACTAAATATATCAGTATGGTCTTTATGACATATCCAGTATAAAGAAGTACTCACGAAGTATAGTACCTTATCGCGGGAGTAAAATAAATAGGGGATTTGTCGCGATCTTCCTCACTGGCTTGTAGGAATGCTTTTGCTGCCTGTCCTTCTAAGTACTGGATACGTGTAATGTCAACACCCGGTAATTGCAGTGACATAGAGTGCGACAGTTGCTTTTGAACGCAACTAATCCAGCGATCTGGAACATAAATCTGATCTGTCAACGCGCCAACATCTTCCATTTGTTTTTCAACAATGAGCTGAAACATCTGAAAGTCGTTATTGGGAACTGGCCAGATATACATCGAGGGCTCAATGGTTCTATCAAACCAATATTGCAAGGAGCGTTGACTAGGAAATTGTTTGTTTGGGAGGTTCCAGTAGTCGTCGCGGTTTAGGCGTGCCAATGGAATAACTTGCTGGCTCGTAGAGAATACGATCTGGCGTATAGAGAACGTGGTTGCAACGGTCTCGCGCAGGCGATAGTATAGGTGTGTTGGTGTCGTGCTAATATTAAAGTATGCCCACTCTTTATCAGACAGGGTGGTCGTTGGTAACTGCTTGACAGTTTTCCAAGTAATTCCGTCCTCACTGGTCTCGTAGGCAAAGTTATACGTGGTTGTACCACCCGAGGCATTGTAGCCATTAAATCCAACGTAGTACACTGGCTGTGAGGCCTGGTACTGAAGACCAAACCAGTTGTTACCGATGGTGGAGGTAGAGACTAGGTCGATGTTTTGACCAAATACTGCCGGTGAGTCTGGGTTGCTAATTGGTAAGTACTCAGAGGCTGCTGAGTTAATGATGTAGACCCAGTTGCTCTCACGTACGTCGATGACTGTCTTTGGTAGAGTAAGTTGCTGCTGAGCTGTCACTGCGCCGACAAGCATGTTCTCCAACAACCAAAGATTAACACCGAGGTTAGATAGGTTTTGAAGATTGTAAAACAATGCCTGCTTGGCGGCGCCAATAAGCTCCGGGGTCATCTCCTCAGCGGTCTTACCGGCGTCACGAAACGCAAAGGAGATCAGTTGATCAACGTTGACTGTTGTATTTCCAGTGGTTCCACTGTACGCCATATTAACGCCCTCTTCCGGCTGCTCGCTTGGTTACTTTGTTTGGTAGCTTGCTTGACGCAGGCCCTGCCTTAATAAACTCCTTGGCGACCTTCTTAGGGATGCCAAGGGTTGATTTGCCAGCGGCCGCGGCGTACATAGCGCCTTTTTGTTTTTCGCTAACAATCGGCATATTAGCACTTATCCTTTTTTACTTTGCCGCCTTTTTTCTGGGCTGGCAATGCTGGCGCTGGCGCTGGTGCTAAACCAGGTGCTGATGTAGGTGCTGGGGCTGGTGATACGCCTGTTGGGCTCATACCGCCTTGGTTTACAAACTGGGATTGCTGCGCAGGTCCTAAAGATTGCATAGCATTCTTGGCGCGTGCCATCATGCGGCGACGTTCCATGTCACTTGCTGATCCTTGTCCTTGCCCACCGGGCAACGCACCTTGAAGGGCAGCACGTTCCATATCAGAAATTGCGCCTTGCCCTTGAAAACTTCCACCATCGGCCATCTTCTTGACAATCTTACCACCGCACTTAAACTTATTAACGGTACCGTTAGCTTTTTTGTTACGGCCCTTTATGGCTGCGCTTGGAACGCCTTCTGCTGGGGGCACATCTTTGCTCTTGATGTACGGGTCCTTATGGCCAGCGGGCTTGCTTTTTTCCTTAGCCACGTCGCTGCCCTTAAAGGCTGGCTTTAAAGCTGCCTTAGATGGTGCCGTGGCTTTTTTGTCGCCAGTTACTGGGGTCTTTACCAGGCCACCAGTTTTCATTTTTACAATCTTTTTAAAGCCGTCCATGGTAATTCCTTTTATTGGGTTCTATGTATATTAATGCAAAAAACTAAGTATTTACGCCCCTAAAAACAGAGCTTTTTCACGTTGTCTGCGGTTTATAAGTACTGCTGGTTTGTTCCACATCAAAATAGCCTCTGCGGCACCTTGCATGTCATTGTCGTTAATCTTTTTTACTACTGTGGATTTCTTAAAGTTAGTCTCACCTATGTTGAAGCAGAGGCTGTACAGTGCGTCAAATTGGTTCTGCTGTAGGGGTACCCGCACCGAGCTCTCTACGGCCTCACTACACCACCTTAAATCGCTCTTAAGCAGGTCTTCGACCTGTGCGTCTGTCAGTGTGGTATTGATAAGGTGCTGCTCATCGGCCTTGATGAGGTGACCCACGCCAATCGTCCACAGGCCCTTAGAGTCCTTGTATGCCTTATTACGGGCGCCTTCTTCTTTTATGATGAAGTCTAGCGTGGATTTGGCGATGGCCATGATGTTCTCTTCAATCTGTGTGTACCTATCCGTGAAGTGGATGGCTGCAAATACGCCAACTACCCACAGGGCTACTACTAATAGCTTTTTCATTCGTGCTCCTTACTCTGCATATATTAATGCAAATTGGGGTTTTTATTTATTTAGCGAGTCGTACTGGTCGTAGCAGGCTGCGAGTCCGGCTCGCAAGATGTCTGCCCTGGCAGCCTCCCGCTCAAGAAAGCCAGCGTCCTCGGCAGAAAGGGACAGCCCAGTTCCAGCCTGTCCATTTGCGGCGCCTTGGGCGCGACTGGTACGGTCATGCAGCTGGCTAAGAGCATCAGCGAGAGAGTTGTTGATAGAAGCAATTTGAGCATCTTTTTCTTTCCTTATTTGGTCGGCGGCTTCTTGGTGTTTGTCTTGGATTTTTTGTGTCTCGATGGTTTGTTTTGCTTTGTATGACTGGAAGTCCACATCACGTAGATGCCAACCAAAATAAAAGCTACCGAGTAGGAGCAAAGCTCCAGCAAAAAGTTTTCCATATTGTACCAATGATAGTGGGAACATTATCTAAAGCCACTTACTCGTGGACTAAAAACAAACGTAGCCTGCCAAGGATTTGGCTTATCAACCACATTATCATCCACAAGCCCACGAATGTTCCAGCCGATATTAACATAAATACAGCGACTAGAAGAAAGTATGCGCTTGACAAGAGTGAATTGAAACAGCCCGTTAGCGTGGACCAGACACCAACCAGCTTTTGCATTGTCATTATCCTTGATGGTCTTGTCACCACTAAAGGTGGCACTGTATGGCGGTACTAGATAACGCAGTGCAAAGGCGTATGCAGGGTTACGAATAAGCCATTTTACCTGTGAGAGGTAAGACGGCGGGTTTAGTGATGCAAAGGTCGCGTCACCATCTAGGCTATTGTCCGGTGTCTGAAACCAAGACAGCCACGTGGGTAGTCTTGGGCCCTTGCCCCACTGTGAGTGGTTGTCCAGCCAGCCGTCTTGCTCTGAGGCAAGGAGAGGCAGGAGCGGT